GTAGGCGCGGGCGCGGGCGTAGGCGTAGGCGCGGGCGCGGGCGCGGGCGCAGGCGCAGGCGCAGGCGCAGGCGCAGGCGTAGGCGTAGGCGCAGGCGCAGGCGCAGGCGCAGGCGCAGGCGCAGGCGCAGGCGCAGGCGCAGGCGCAGGCGTAGGCGTAGGCACACGCACGAAGCGAACACCCCTATAAAGGTCAACTATAAAGGCCAACTATAAAGGTCAACTATAAAGGCCAACTATAAAGGTCAACTATAAAAGACCGGCCGGAAGTTTCAGGCCGCCTTACGCTTCTCCTCGCCTCGGACAGCAGTATCCACAAGCCACGCTGCTTCGTCATCCCACGTCTGGACCGCAGGCCAGACTATGCGGCCATCGGGGTATTTGATGTACGTCTCTATATCCCTGTTAAGGAGGTCCGGTGTTATGGCTTCAGCCCATTCGGAGCCTTCCGCAGGGTCTATGCGCCACGCCACGACAGGCTGGCGGTCGATGCACGCATCGGCACCACCATTGTTATGATAATACTGGACCGCCTCGAACCCCGGCAGGGCAGGGATAATCACATAGGCAATATGATCGGTCATTTTTAGTTCTCCGAGTTGGTGCGTGTATGCGTTAGTCCCAAGAGAAGGGGGACTAACGCACATACGCAATGGGTTGCTGAGTTAGACAGACGCAGACAGACGCAACTCACGCAAATCACTTAGAACGCCTGTGCTAACTCTATGTATTTGGTAGGGTTTCTGTGTTTATCCATTTGCGTTAGTTCTCTCAGTAATCCGTCTGAAATCCACCGTTTTATGATCGCTTTTATGGCCTCTCTATCAGAGATAACAGACGCAGACATCTGCAACCCTTGAGCTACAGCGTTTCCGACCCAGTTCTTTGATTGTGGCGCAGCATTCCAGCTCTTGGTCCCCATTACCTTAGCTACCTTCACGAAGGCATCTCCAGTAGCCATCGCTTGCGCATCAGGTGGCGTCCACGATATGGCAACGCCTATACTGTCACCCTGTGCCGACACCGCAGCCGCGCCAACGCTGAATGCTTGCGCTGCACCCCCGCCATTCCCAGCCCACACACTCTTCATGCAGAACCAGTCCCGCCTGCTTTTAGGCGGAGCCATGTTCGCTTTGTCGTTAAACGTATTGAAGTAGCGCCAAGGCTCTGCGATCCCGTATGCCTTGCTGTCGGTATCCGTCATACGGTTGACCACTCGCACCACCCGTGCCGCGTCCGTCTTCGCCACGGCCCCTCGTGAGCTGTTCGTCACCACTTCCTTGCTGCCTGCCTTACTGGTATGATCGACCAGATGGACCGCGCAGTTCCCCTCCTCGGCTACCCGGCCCCATTCCTTCACCACCATGTCCTGTGCCGTATTGTCGTTCTCAGGCACCCCGTGACATGAAACAAAAGGATCGATCACCACGACATCGATCCGCCGCAGCCGTATCTGCTCCACCAGCGCCGATACCACGGGCCGCACGATCACAGGCGTGGTGCCGCGCATCTCAGCCACGACCAATCGCTGATCCCGGCCGCTGTCCACGAACAGCCGCCCGCCGATATCCGCCTCACCCACCCCGTAGTGCTTGGCCGCCGCCAGCAGCCGCTTCTGCGTCTCCTCATACGGGTCCTCTAAATTCCACAGCCACACCCGTAGCTCGTCCGTCGGGTCTTCTTCCAGCAGCGACTTCCCCGTGACCTGGGCCAGCGTCTCAACCGCCACCAGCGACGACTTGCCCACCCCACCCGGAGCCACAGTCATTGAAACGAATTTGCGCAGCAGGATATCCCCGTAGAGCCAGTCGCGCGGCCGGGTCGTGGCAAGGTCCACCCACTTGAATGGGGTTGCCGTAATACCCGCCGTGGCGGGCTTAGGAGGGCCCGGCGGCACCTCCCCGTCGTCAAACACAATCGCGGCGTACCGTGAGGGGTGCTGGCTCTCGGCCAGACCCTTGAGCCGCCCGCCCTGCGTCAGCAACCCCGCCCCCGCCCCGAAGCTGTCCCACGCCTTGCGTGTCGCGACCGCGTCGTAACTGGCATGGGTCGCCGACCACGCGTCGAACGCCAGAAACCCTTCCTCGTCGTCCGCGCACAGCGCCTTCAGCCCGTGCCCGATCTCGATCCAGCCCGCCCGCTCGTAGTCGTTCGGCACCAGCGCCATCAGCGCCCGCAGATGCGCGAGGCTCCAGTCCCCGCCACCTGTCGCGCGTGAGCCCTTCGTGATTTTATCGTGAACGCGTTCAATCGTGTCCGGGTCCAGCTCCACGTCGCCGTTCAGCTCCACTAACCGAACCTCGAACCCGTTATTCTGCGGCTTGGTGTTCACCCCCATCGGCAACCGCACCAGCGTCTGCGCCCCACGCGCCTCCAGCGGGTGCCCGATCAGCGCCTCGACGCCCGCGAAGAACCCCGGCCAGTCATCGCGCGCGACCGGCACAGACAGCCGGTAGCTCCACTGGGTATTCCCTGCCGACGTGAGGACCTTCGCCGTCGGCTTTCCCAGCGCCAGCATCACCGCGCTTTCGGGCACCTTGGTCCCGACGTCGTCGATCACCAGCGCCACCGTATGCAGGGCGTCGTCGCCGAGGTTGGTTTTCGCATCAGGCCCGAACGCCGCGATTGACCAGTAGCAGTCGCGATGGGGGTCTAATTCCGCAAGATGACGGGTGTGCGCTGCCGGATTGAGGTTGGCAAAGATGGCGTGGGATACGTAATCCGCAAATACCGCTTGAAGGAACCGTTCGGCATCTGATAGCTTTGTCACAATACTGATCCTTTCTTAATCAGAGAGGGCTCTACTTCCGTCTGTGGTGGGTGGTGGTGGAAATCAGTTCCGGCCTTCATGCCCCCCAGCATGAAGGCCGTTTTCTTTTTGTGTCATGCCGCCGACATATCCTCTGCCTGTCCGGGTGATTTGGCTACTGCCCCAAGGGACAAATTCACACCATACCGCCGCATGACCTTGGCCTCCCCGGCGAGCGGCAACCCGCCTGCCCAGGACGGCGGTTCCAACATGATATCCCGCAGCTTAGCTGTTTCATCGGGAGTGCCGCCGCCGTCGAACAGCGCATAGACCAGTTCGTCATGCACCGTCATGGCTGGCACCAGCCCGCACCGCCGGAACGTCCGCAGCATCGCTTCCGCCATCACGTCGCGCGCGGCGGCCTGGGTGGCGTTCTCGGCCAGTTTTCCTCCCCACGTCCGCTGTTCGACCCAGCGCCCCCCGACCTCGGCACCCCAGTACGCCAGCGACCCGGTCTCCCGCTCGAGCCGGGGCCGGTGATAGTAGAGCACGCGGCCCGACGGTAACCGCATCTGCAGCGTCCGCGAGGTCGCGGTGAACGCCACCCCCGAGCCGCCAGCCGCGAACACCTGCCCCGGCTGAAGCGCCGCCTGCTTCGCGGCGTATTCCATCTGCGCCCAGAACGTGACGATGTGCTGGTTCGACGCCCGCCAACCGCTCTTGAACTTCTCCGCCTGCGCTGCCGACAGGCGCACCCCGTAGGACTTCAGCGCGGTGTCCCTGAGCTTCACCGCTCCCATCCCGAACCCGAGCGCCAGGATCAATACCTTGCCGAGCTGCCGGTCCCTGGAGCCGAACTGCGAAGCCGCCCAGACGTAAACGTCCTCCCCGGAGGCGAACACGTCGAGAACGTCACGCTGCCCCGCCAGCCATGCCAGGACGCGGGCCTCAATCTGCGAGAAGTCGAACGACCACAGCACCTTGCCGTCGTCCGTGGCTTTCAGACAGGACCTGAGAGACCAGCTCACGCAATCCAGCACCGGAGCAGGGCTCACCGCATTCAGCGCACCAGCGCCCGGCGCTGTGGCTTGGCGGGCCATCTCGGCGAACAGGTCGGGAGAGAAGCCTTTGGGCGTGCGCGGCAGGTTCTGCACTTGAACACCCCTGCCGCTCCACCTGCCGGTGCGCCCGGCCCCGTTGAACTGGAACTGGCCCCGGATCGACAGATCCGTGAGGTCGGCCATCTGGATCATCCGCGCCAATTTGCGGTTCGAGGCCCGCGCCATGCGGAGCCGGATCTCCATAACCTCGCGGACCCCGATCACGTAGGGCCCGCCCAGCAGGGCTTCCTCGATGGTGGCCCGCGTCGTGTCCTCCAGCATCAGCCCCTGTTCCGCCAGCCACGCCAGCAATCGCGCGGTCTGCGTCCCCGGAGAAGTTACAGCGCCAGCTGTCAGGGCCGCGCACCGCGCCGCGTCCTCCTTCTCGGCGGCCTCGGCGGCCACCCCGAGATCGGCCACCCGCTGCAGGTCGATGCCCAGTTCACCCGACACATTCATCAGGTTGTCAAGCGTCGATAGAGCCGCCTCTTCCGGGGGCAGTTCGGGGACGCTTTCCGAGACCGCCGCCTCGGCTTCCACGTCCTTGCCGCAATAGGTCGCCAGCGCCTCATAGTCGGCGATGACCCACGCGCCCGTGCCCGGCTTCAGCGGCCGGGACATCTTCAGCATCAATCTGTGGCCTTGCATGTCTTTCTGCGAAGCCACGCCCAATGCCGCCGCTGCCGTCTCCAGCCGCCCCGGCAGGCCATAGGCCAACGCACGTTGCATCGTACACGATAGTGCGTTGGCGACGAATACTCCCAGCCGCGCCAGCACGGCGGTTTCGAACGCCGCGTTCCACGCATGACCCTGCACGTCCGGGTTCTGCAGCAGCTGCCGCAGGGCAGGCGGAACACGCTGCTGCGGCGGCACCGGGGCGATCACCGCCGTCAGCGTGGTCTGGCTGTCGAGCCGCCACGCCACGCACAGCACGTTGAACGAGGGGTGGTTGACGTAGCGGTGAATGCCGACCTTGCGCAGGTCCAGCTCACAGAAGGTTTCGAAATCCAGATGGAGGGCATGGCTAGGTTTGGGCATGATGCAGGGTTCTCCTCTCTGCCAGGGAGCGAAAACCGTACACCGCAAATAGGGGGTTGACAACTACTCGTTTGTCAGTTTATAGCTCGGTCAACCCCAACGGAGAATATCAGATGCCCACCGAAGCCCAACCCTTCGCCCCCGAGATCCTGTTCAACGTCCACCCCGCCGATGCCCTCGCCGAGATCCGCGAGCAGATCAAGACCCTCACCGCCCGTGCCGACGATCTGCGCGACAAGCTCCTGGCCGATGGCGCGGACCTCAAGGGCGACCAGTATACCGCCACCATCACCCCCGGCGTCAGGGAGACGCTCGACCGCAAGGCCATCGAAGAGGCGTTCGGCGAGAAGGCTATCGCCCCCTTCCTGAAGAAGACCAGCTTCAAGACCGTCAAATTGGTGGAGAACTGAGATGACAAAACGATTTCCGGTATTCGACCGCCATAGCGTGGTGAGCTGCTTCAACTGCGGCGGCGACCTCGGTGGCTCATACTGGTGCGATAGCGGCCATGCGCCCGGACACGGCCAGTTCCGGCAGGATTGCGGGACATGCCGCATGGCGACTTTCTATGATACGCGGGAGACGAGCCATGCCGAAGCGTAACCGGACCATCTTCGCGCCCGCCGCCCCGGTCTGGAAGGTGCGGGACATGATCGAACGTCTCGGCGGCGTAGGACCTACGACGGAGAAACTCATGGCGAAAGGCTTCTTTCCGCCGCCCGCCGACACCGTGCAGGGCTGGTCCACCCGCAACAGTTTGCCCGGCGCGTGGGCCCCAGCGGTGTTCGCCCTGGCGCAGGACGCGGGCCTGATCGAGACCCCGATGGACGCCCTCATCCACGACTTCCGCCTCAAGCCGAAGGGGCGACGGAAATGAGCATCCGCCACATGATCCCGATGGGCACGGTGCAGCGCAAATGCATCGTCTGTGGCTACCCGATCAACGCCAGGGGCGACGAGCTGACCGCGCACGAGCTGAAATGTCTGGCGATACCGGAGCCGCGAAAATGACCGCAGCCATAGTCATGATGACGATGATGATGCTCGTAGTGGTGTTCTGTACCCCGGAAGAGGACAAATGATCTTCGCCGCCATCGACCCCGGATCGGTCCACGCGGCCATTGCCGTGTTCCACGATCACACGCCCGTGTTCGTGGACGACATCCGCACCGTCAACGGCATGCTGGACGCCGCCGCCTTCGGCCACGCGCTGCGCGACATGCAGGTGCAGGCTGTGGTCGTCGAGAACGTGCATTCCATGCCCAAACAAGGGCTCTCCAGCACGTTCAAATTTGGGATGGGGTGCGGCATCATCCACGGCGTCGTCGGGGCTCTGAGCCTGCCGCTGACCCTTGTGACCCCTACTCAGTGGAAGGGCTACCACCTTCTTAAATCCGAAAAAGAAGCCAGCCGCGCCCTCGCCATCAGGAAGTGGCCCGGGCTCAACCGCTACCTTGACCGGAAAAAAGACGCCGACCGCGCCGAGGCCTTGTTGATTGGCGACTGGTATTGGGTGCGCGTCGTGCGGGCCCGCCAAGCGGAGATCTTCGCGTGACCCCGCTGGTGGAAAATCCTCGGGACGCCTTCCGTCCCCAACCGCCTGAAGTGGCCGAAGTGGCGCGTCATTACGGCTTGTCCGAGGACGCCGCGCTGGCGTGGCTGGAGTACCATCACGCCCGTTCCCGCTACTTCGTCAACGATGTCTACCGGGTGCAGGTCGCCGCTTGTGACCACGACGCCGACGCCCTGCACGTCTGCGTCATCCGGCACGACAAGGGGCTGGCCCGGGACTGGCGACATTTGCAGCAGATCAAGAACGAGGTCGCCGGGCCTGAACGCGAGGCGGTGGAGTTATTTCCCGCCGAGAGCCGCAGGATCGACACCTCCAACAAGTTTCATTTGTGGGTGCTGCCGACAGGCTTGCGCGTGCCGTTCGGCTGGAACATGCGCGACGTGACATTTGAAAGGGCCGACCCATGAGCCAGCCGTTGTTTCCGCACCAGCATCAGGGCGCGATGCGCCTTGCCGAGAAGGTGCCGACCTATCTCGGTTTTGATATGGGCATCGGCAAGACGAGGACTTTCATCGAGGCCGTGCAGTTGCGCAACGCCGACCGTGTTCTCGTGATCTGCCCGGCTTCGGCGGTGCTAGTCTGGCAACGGGAAATCGGTCTCTGGGACCAGATGGCGGATTACGTCGTCGTCAGGACCGCCGCCGATCTGGCGAAAGACGGCAATTACTACATCGTCAGCCACGGCCTGATGTCGCAGAAAAACAGCCCGGTAGTCGAAAGGCTCGCCAACGGGCTCGACTTTGACATGACCGCCATTGACGAGGCGCACGGTTTCAACAGCGCCGACAGCAACCGCGTCAAAGCCCTGCGCCGCGTCGCGTCGAAGCTGGGCGACATCACGCCGCTGAGCGGCACCCCGATGAAGAACCACGCGGGCGATTTGTATACGCTGCTCTCCATCTGCTGGCCGCAGGGCGTGAAGATGCCCCGCCACGAATACGAGGACAAGTTCTGCCGGGTCACCCATAAGTACTTCGGCGGCTCAAGGCCGATCCGCGTCGTCGAGGGCTCGAAGAACCTCGACGTGCTGCGGAGCCTGATCGCCCCCTTCATGTTCCGTGTGCGTAAAGACGAAGTCTTCAAGGACCTGCCGCCGATCCTCTGGGACCAGGTCCCGGTGCCGCTCGACCAGAGCGAGCTGACCGGGCCCGACATCACTTTGCTCGAAAAGATCATGACCGAGATCTTCGCCGGTCAGGGCGCGACCGCCGGGCTCGACGCGCTCACCGCCGCGCTGCAAGCCGCCGGGCGCAACACCTCGATCATGACCATGCGGCGGATGCTGGGAGCGGCGAAGCTGAGGGGCGCGACCGAGTACATCGTCGATATGCTCGACAATCTGCCGCCCGACCGCAAGGTGTTGGTGTTCGCGCACCACGCCCATGTCATTGCGGCCCTCACCCGCCACCTCGGCGAGTATTCACCAGCGGTGCTGACGGGCAGCACACCCCCGAAAGAGCGCGAGGAAGCCGTTGACAAGTTCCTGATGGATGCCCGCTGCCGGGTGTTCGTTGGCAACATCCAGGCCGCAGGCACCGCGATCACCCTCGTGGGGCCGAAATGCAAATGCTCCGATGTGGTTTTCGTCGAGAGTTCCTGGACCCCGATGGACAACGCGCAGGCGGCGTGCCGCGTGCATCGTATCGGCCAGAAGGACGGCGTCGTGGCGCGGATGCTGTCGGCGGCAGGCACCATCGACGATTTGATTAACAGCCTCCTGGTCCGCAAGGCCCGGGAATTCACCATGCTCTTTGATACGCAAGGAGAGAAGACGTGAACGACAACAAGCCCGATCAGCCGAACCCGATCACCATCAAGGTCACGGATGGGGAAGCGAAAGCCTACTTCGTTCGCTTCCACCGCGACAGCCATTCGCTGATCGACGTCTACGAATACAAGCGCGTCTACACCCCGGCTGCGGGCCAGATGTCGCAGCGCACCCGCATCATCGTCGATCTCGCCAAGTCGCGGATCGGCATGCCCCTCGAAACCCAAGGAGAAACCAAGTGAAGATCACGTTTGAAGGCCAAGGCTTTAACGACATACTCGACCAGATGGCGGCACTGCTGGAAAGGTCTGGCATAAAAATCGCTACGGAGACTTACGCGCACGCCAAGACCGCCACGGCTCAACCGGCTCAGGGCCTGACCTCCGAGGCCATCTTCGCCGCCAAGGAAGCTGCTGTGAATAAGCCGGTGGACAAGCCGGTGCAGAAACGCGAACGCACCGAGAAGCAGAAGGCCAACGACGAGCGGCTGCGGGCCGCCGCGCAGGCGAAGCTGGAGGCGAAGCGGGCCGCCAAGGCCGCCAAGAATGCGCCGCCGTCGTACCCGACGCCGCCGCCCCCGGCTTCCGCCGAGAGCCTCGGCCTCGCCCCGGACGAAGTGGTCCGGGTTCGCCAGAAGACCATCGAGGATCTCCAGTCGGCCTACGCCAACGGCTTCCAGAAGGAAGTCTTCGAACTCCTGAGCCGGTTCGGCAACGGCGCGAAGAGCTTCAGGGAATTGCCGCCGGAAAGCTTCGTGCCTATTCGTGAAGCCATCGATAATGGTGCATTAACATGACCCGCATCGCCATTCTGATGGCGATCCTCGCCTCAGCCTCCCCCGCGTTGGGGGAGGGCCCTGACGAGGCCACCAAAATCGCCGCGTTGAAATTGGCTTATATTTTGAACGGCAACTCAATGGTGAGGTGGGGCAGCATCGACTTGTCGAAGCCGATCTCGTCGCCCTGCACCAATTGTTCGGCGGCCCCGGCCAACCCGAGGATCATCCTGAAATGAGAGTGCTCGTGGCCTGCGAGTTCTCCGGCACGGTGAGCCGGGCTTTCCGGGCCCGGGGGCACGAGGCGTGGTCGTGCGACCTTCTGCCGTCGGAGGATGGCAGTCCCTTCCATATCCAGGGCGATGTCCTCGCCGTGCTGGATGAAGGCTGGGACCTGATGGTGGCGCACCCGCCATGCACGCATCTGGCGGTCAGCGGGGCCCGGTGGTTCGGGAAAAAGCGGCAGGAACAGGCCGAGGCCCTCGACTTTGTCAGGGCCCTGCTGGCCTCCCCCGTGGATCGTATCGCCCTCGAAAACCCGGTCAGCGTCATCTCCTCGAAAATCCGCAAACCCGACCAGGTCATCCAGCCGTGGATGTTTGGCCACGGCGAGGTGAAGTCCACCTGTCTCTGGCTCAAGGGCCTGCCGCCGCTGCAACCAACCGACATTGTCGCGGGCCGCACGCCGCGCGTCCATTTTGCCAGCCCCGGGCCTGACCGCTGGAAGGAGCGCAGCCGCACCCTTCCCGGCATCGCCCTGGCGATGGCCGCGCAATGGAGTAAACCATGAGCACACATGCCGCCTGCTCGCCGTCGTCGGCCGCGATGTGGCTGGCGTGCCCCGCGAGCGTGACCTTGACGAAGGACATCCCGCGTCCTTCGTCGAGGTACGCCAAGGAAGGCACCGCTGCCCATGCTGTGGCGGAAATGACTTTGAAGGGAGACATTTTCCTTCCCGACAAGATCACGGTCGAGGGCGACGAGTACATCGTCAGCCCCGGCATGTGCCGGGCCCTGAACCCCTACGTTACTCACGTTCAGGGCCTTCAGGCCCTGCCGGATGCCATCTGGGTGCTGGAGAAGCGTCTTGTCGTCCCTTGCACCGACGGCATGGTCTGGGGGACGCTCGACTGCGGCGTCTACGTCGAACCATCTGAACTCCACGTTGTCGATCTTAAATTCGGCAAGGGCGTTGCCGTCGATCCCGCCAGTCCGCAGCTCAAGCTGTACGCGCTGGCGATGGCGGATTATGCCCGGGTGACGCAGTTCGATACCGATATCGTGCTGACCATCTGTCAGCCGCGCCTCGACGGCGAGCCGTTGCGCTCGCACGCGACGACGTTGGGCGACCTCTGGCAGTGGAATGATTTCGAGGTGCGGCCTGCTCTCGACAAGATCGCGGCGGGCGACACCACCGAGAACGCGGGCCCGCACTGCCGCTGGTGCGTCCGCAAGACCGAGTGCCGGGCTTTCGCCCAGAAGCATCAGGGCCATGCCGCAGCGGCCTTTGACGATGCCAATTTGTTTTGAAATCAGCAGTTGACAGAGGGGTTGATTTCAACGTAAGATACCTCTGTTACCAGATTAGAAACAGGAGCCAGATTATGACCAGTATCAATACCCCCTACGCCACCCTCAGCTTCGCCAACATCTTCACGCCACGCCCGCGCGCCGAAGGCGGTGCCCCCGTCTACAGCTGCTCGCTGATCTTCGACCCCGCGCAGCAGAAGAGCCCGGCCTACAAGGCGCTGCAAACCGCCTGCATCGACGCCGCCAAGAAAGAGTTCGGCGACAACATCAATCTCAAGCAGGTCAACATGCCGTTCCGTGACGCGGGTGAGAAGTCATATGACGGCTATCATCCCGGGCATACCTTCATCAGCCCGTGGTCAAAAAACAAGCCCGGCGTCGTGGACACCAACAGGCAAGACATTCTCGTGCCGGATGAAGTGTGGTCGGGGCAACTCGTGAGGGCAAACGTTGTACCGTTCGCGTGGACCCACACCGGACGCAAAGGCGTGTCGTTCGGGTTGAACCACCTTCAGGTTATCCAGTCGGAAGGTCGTCAGCGCCTCGACGGTCGCCCCGCAGCATCATCTGCCTTTGACGATGGCGAGGTTAAGGAAAAAGAGGATATGCCCTTCTGATGACAAAAATGGACAGGCCCCACCCGGGCGATCTTCTCACCCTCGCGTTCGAGCTGATCAACGCGAGGGGTGACGACTACGACAACGTCGCCTCTATCGACCAGAATTACCGTGAGATTGCCGCTGTGGCGTCCGTCATCATCGGCAAGCCCTTGACGGCGCGAGACGTTGCAATGATTTTTCTCTGTTCCAAATTAGTCCGGTCAAAAAGCTCCCCGGATAAAATCGATAATTACGTGGACGGTATGAACTATCTGGCTTTTGCCGCCTGCTTCCAGGGGCTCGTCCCGCTGTCTCTACAGGGGGCGGCGGCCCCCTCGAAAGCGGTGGTCAACCTCAAGGAAGTAGGCGTATAATCATCGCGGTAAATGGGTTATACTACTTCTCAGCCCCGGCAGAAATGCCGGGGCTTTTTTCATGAAGTGGCGTTCGGCTGTCCATACCAGTTCAGGTCTGATCGCGGTCCTCCGCCCAGCGGCAGGGCCCCGCCCGGATTGTCCACGCCGAAGGGCTGCTGGAAGCTCCCCGGCATGTTCGCACCGGGCGCGTACTGGCTTGGCGATCCCGAATTGGGGTAGCCCAGCCCGAAGCGGTTCTGGAACGGGTTGCCGTTCATGCCGGGATTGGCGAATGAGTTGCCCATGCCCGGATTGTAGCCGAGGTTGGGGTACGACGGCTGCTTGCTGAAGCCGATGTCACCGGCTTGAGGCTGACCGTTGAAGGGTATTCCGTAGTTGCCTTTGTCGCCCGCATAGGTGCCGGGATTGAAGTAGCTGGGATTGGCGGCGGGACCGAGGATCATCCCCGCGTACGGGTTCGTGGTGCGGCTACTACCGCCAGCCATGGTTTGCGCCAAGCTGTCGCGGGCGTTCTCGCCGCCGATCCCGCCACCGCCATACCTTGCGGCGGCATACCCGGCGGGGGTGTTGGCGAAGCCGCCGGTCAGGCGGCCATACCCCGCCCCGGCAGCGGAGTAGGCGTTGGTCTGGGCCCCGAAGCCGCCGCCCGTGTACAGATTGTTCAGCACGTTCTGGTTCTGCGCCCCGGCACCGCCGGGCCCCATCCCCATCGAGTTGTTGATCTGGGCCGCGCTCCATGCCGGATACCACCCCGGCATGCCGCCGAAGCCCGCCATGCCGCCGCCGCCGAAGTATGAGCCCCCGCCGAAGCCCATGTTGGGGATGCCGCTGACGTCCATCTGAACCTCCTAGTAGGGTGATCCCCCGTACCCGACGCCGCCGAAGCCTTCGCCTAATGCTCCGAGATCGCCAGCGACTTGTTCTCCGAGTGCCCCCGATTGCGCCGCGAATGAATTAGAAAGGGCAGACGCCGTAGCCGCGTGTTGAGCCGCGTTAGCCGCGTCAAAGCTGGCTTGGAGGCTGGCTTGCGGGCCGAAATGCGCGTCGGAGCCAATGCCGCCCATAGAATAGCCGCCGCCAAGGGTGGCACTGTTGCCGCCGCCACGACCTTGCCCGCCACCGCCGGGGCCTTGCCCGCCACCGCCGGGGCCTTGCCCGCCACCAACGCCACCGCCACCGCCACCGCCGCCGACGGCACCGCCCATGCCGCCGCCGAACTGGCCCTGCACGCCGCCCGCGTTGAGCCATTCCTGAAACGCCTTCGGGCCGACCAGCCGCGAGAACGTGGCCGCGTCCTGCGGGGTCAATCCGCCAGTCCCGCCAGCAGCGCCGCCCCACCTGTTGTTATTGAAGCCAGATATGTCGCCGACCGAACCGGGAGCGTAGCCCTGGCCGCGACCCTGATAACCCCAATAGGCCGGATCGGCGTGCATCGCCCCACCGGCACCGATAAATCCCGGCTGGATCATCTGCTGCGACTGGTAAGTGGTTTCCCCGCCGCCGTAGCCGCCCTGCTGCCACGGCTGTACCGAGTGCATCCAGCTTGTTTCCGGGGTACTGCCGCTCTGCGGGCCCTTGTTACCGAAATACTGCTCGTCGGGATCGGGCACCTGACCGCCGTTCTGGGCGAAGATGCCGCCCGCGTCGTTCCATGCTTGCAACGCCGTGGGGTCGTTGAGCTTGTTGGCGAAGGTCGTGAAGTCCCCCGGGGTCAGGCCGCCGGTCTGGCCTGCCGCCAGCATCTGGGCGAGTACGTCGCGGTTGTCAGCCATGTCCTAATCCTCCGCCGCATCGACCGCCTGCGGCATCGGATGCACCGGAGGCTTCGGATCGGCTTTGCCGTCGTAATCTTCGTCGGGTATACCTTGGTATAGCAGGGCCTCGGAGGCCCGTCGCCGTGTCAATCCGGCGAGGACTTTTCCGTTGGCTTTATTCCATTTGTGGAACTCGGCGGCGGCTCCCTTATGATCACCGGCATTAACCCGTTTGAGGAGAGTTGAGCGTTCAAGAGCGCCCGCTCCGACGTTGTATGTGAACGACACCAGCGCGTCGTAGCGATTAGCAGTGAGAGGCACCCGTACCAGTTTGCGTACAGCCTTTTCAAACTGCTCCATATCTTTAAGAAATGCTTCATCGCATTGCTCACGGGTCCATCGAGTAGCTGCGTCAATCTTGTGCTTTCCGTGTGGCGGCCCGGTTGAGCCCCAGCCACAAGTCCATACCCCAGCTGGACATTTGTAAGCGTGATAATGCTCGCCTTTCTTCTGCAGGCATCCCTCGAAGTGCTGGATCAAATTCGCACCCGCCTTGGTGAGCTTGCGGTCTTCGTTCATCGCGGCCCCCTTGGTTGAGGCGGATTAACCGGCGGCGGCAAGGCAGCTCCCGGAGGGAGCGATTGCGGCACTGGCGACAGCCGGTTGCTCATTTCCAGCAGTGCTTCAAATTCCGACTTGTGCATCGCCAGCAGCTCGCTTTGCTGACGCGTTTGCTGCTGAAGCAGATTATTCAGGTGGAAAGCCTGACCTGTAATCAAAATCTGGAGAAAGTAGATTGCCGCAGATACGCCAACGAGGACGATGACGACCACACCCAATAAATAGGGGCTCTTGGCGAGGCCTGAGATGACCGCGTCACTGGTGGCGTGCGCCAGTTGTATCGTGCTTTGCGGCGGCAGGTAGACTGGCGACTGCGGCGGCGGCCTCGGTTGCTCGACATTAGTCATCGTATACTCGGTGATCGTCATCATTTCGGGACCAGCTTTTTTGCGAAGTCCTCCAGCGTCAGCGGTGGCGTTCCCTCTTGGGTCCTGAGCCGGTTCTCGTGGTCGAACAGAATCTGCTGTTCGGGCGTCGGTGGTGCCGGTGGCGGGGGCTCCGGTTCGACGTAGGGGTCGGCGACGCCGCCGTCCTCGACCCACTGGAGATACTCCGCGTAGTCTCTGTTCGCTGGGTCTGGCGGGATGCACGCGCCGTCTTCGGTGCGGATGATGCTGTCGGTGGCGGTGAGTTGATAGTCTGCCATCAGAGCCTCGCATTCAAATTAATCGAGCTGGCGCTCGTATCGACGTAGTATCCCCCCGCCGCCGTGACCGTAACCCGCGCCGTGAAGGCTGTTTCAGTGTACGGGACAACCACCAGAGCAGAGCAGTTGGCGTAACTAGGCGCGGTGCCTGTTACGCTGCCTGTCGGCGTTGCTCGCATTGAGGGGACGATGAGGTACGAGTCGAACTGGTTGGCTCCGGCAGCTCCGTAGCCGGACACGAGCACGCCGACGTATTTCTGGAAATAACGCTTACACGCCGCCAGTTCGCTGGCGTAATCCGGCATCACGAACGGCGGCGCGACGGAGCCCTCGGTAAGGGAAACGTCGAACAGCTCGAACGTATTGCCGCCGGTGCCCATGAAGTTGAACTGGTTGGACGTAGCCGTAAATTGTCCCGCCGTCCAAGCGTTAGCAGCGGTTTGGGTTGTCGATCCCGCCATCAGCGCCCAAGAGACATACATGTTTGCGGTGTTGTCGGTCGCCCACGTCCCCGTCGTATCGAGTGCGATAGTAACCGACTTCACAACGTCGGTATTGGCTTCACCAGCGGCGATGACGTATTCCGCGACATAAGACCTGTCGGTTGCGCCGTTGCGGATGGAAACGCAATAAGTACCGGCCGGGGCCTTGACGCCGAACTGGATCGTTATTGTTTTTGCCGCCGCCGAACCACTTCTCAGATCGACCGCGCGCAGCCCTTCCACCGGTTGGTGTATTCGGCAGTAGTCGCCCGCTGCAACGGCTGCGTCCGCTACGGTGGCAGTAACACGTAATCGATTGGGCGATCCGCCCGGCGTAGCACCTGCAACTTGTTGCGAAGTATTGGTGCCGCCGTGACTGCCGGAAACAAGAAAACCATCTACGGGGTAATACGCTCCCGTCGTCCCCGCCGTCGTCCCGTTCTCTTGGCTCACCATCATCGCGCCGTTGGTGATGTAATTTTTTTGGGTGACATCGATGTTGGCGCGAGCCTGCGCCTGCTGGTTGGCGTTCAATCCCTGCGGGGTATCGAACCGCACCGCGCCCTGCGCTGCCGCGCCCTGCACCTGCCACGCCACGCCGTCCCAGACCCAGCCTTGGTAGACTTGGCCTAACGTCGGGGTGTTGGGGAAGTCATAGGCCATGCGCGTCCTCGGGTCGCGGGATGATGCTGTCGGTGGCGGTGAGTTGGTAGTCTGCCATCAGAGCCTCGCGTTATATCTCACGTCTTGATAGGCACGTGCCGTTTGAAACAATTGCACAGCCGTAGGGGTAAGGGCGGCGGTAGAAAATCCTGCGCCTCCGCCCGTAATTGTGGGATTTGCTCGCATGGTAGTCGGGAAGATCGTCATTTGAGATGCTGCTCCGGTATCGACAATCTGACTATCGCACCGCCACCAATAGCGCTGGCACGCCGCCAGCTCTTGCGCGTAATCCGGCACCACGAACGGCGGAGCGACGGAGCCTTCAGTCAAGCTGACGTCGAATAGCTCGAACACGTTGCCGTTGGTGGCAAACAAATTAAACTGGCTGGATGTAGCGACGAGGCCCGTCGTCACCCACGATCCTGCGGTGGCTTGGAAGTTGGTGCCCGCCATCAGACACCACGATACTTCCATCCCGGCAGTGTTATCGCCCGCCCACGTTCCGGCAGTATCGAGCGAAATGACCACCGACTTCATCACGTCGGTATTGGCCTCGCCCGCGCTAATAACAAACTCTGCGACATAGCCGCGATTACCAGCACCGTTGCGGATCGATGCGCAATACGTCCCCGCCGGTCCCTTGCAGCCGAATTGCAGCGTCACCGTCCGTGCTGATGCCGTGCCAAGCCTCAATTCAGGCACCAGACGCTGACCCTCGATGCGTTGCGTCAGTAGATAGATATCACCAGCCGCAACAGCAGCATCCGCCCCAGTTACGGTGACGCGGATGCGGTTAGGCGAACCGCCGGGCGTAAGGCCTACGACTTGTTGCGCGGCGACATTGCCGCCGTGCCCCCAGACATGACAGAATTGATCGACGGGATAAAACCCGTTGGTGGTTACCGCCGTCGCCCCGTTCTCTTGGCTCACCATCATCGCGCCGTTGAGGATGTAGTTCTTCCTCGCCGCTTGCGGCGCGGCCCCGCTCGCAATCGCCACCCACTGGCTCGAGTTGGCGTCGGCAAATCTGAGATAGGTGATGCCGGTGTCGCTCTCCCACCAGAACGATCCTGCTGCGGCACCTACCGGAGCCGTGTCGGAAATGATCGCGCCGCCGGGGCCTGCCGGATGAACGTGGTCTTCCCTCGCGTACTTGGTGGCGACGCCGACCGCGCCCGCGCCGCTCTCGACCAGCGGTGTTGCGGTCGCTGGCGGCACCGCCGTCACGGTGACGGTGGGCGTCAGTGTCCCGCTGGCGTCGTTGTAGGCCCACGTGATCCCGGTGCCGTTCTGGATCAGCGCCGCAACCCGGTCATCCACCTGCTCGTCGGTGTAGCTTGATCCAGCAGATGGCGATAGCTCGACATACCCCGCGCCGCCGCCGCCAGTCATGGCGGGCTTAAGCACTACCGCCGCAATGCCGCCCTCGCTGCCGGTGCAGGATTGCACCCCCACCGTAGTGTTGCCAGTTGGGCTTCCCGTTGCCCACGCGCCTTCAGCGGGGCCTGAGTTGGTGATCTCGGTCAGCTCAGTCAGGTTATTCCACGCCGTGACGTCGCCCCCGCCGCCGCCCGCGCCGTAGTAAAAACCGGCAAACGCGACGATCTTATCGCCGGTAGCGCAGGTCAGCGTCGCGGTATTGCGCGGCCAGTTAGGGCCGTTGACGCCCGTGCTGCCACGCGTCGGGCTGGCAGTGTCGATGCCTTTCCAGAACGTGACGGAATAAGCGTTATTGACGTCGGTCGTCGTTGACGTCCACGACCATCCTAGCGTTTTGTTAGTCCCGGTATCCGGCGCGGCGAGCCAGAATAGCACCGTTTCCCAGTTGTTGCTGGTGTCAGCGCCGCCCTCGCGGTTCATCGCCGTGAGCACGCCGCCCTTGGTAAACCCCATAGACAAGTGGGTGTTGCTGGCGTTGTTGTAATTAGACAGGCCAACAATCACGATCTCCGCGTCTGCCGGTACGGTAATGGTCGATGATACCGTCCCGTTTTGCGCGTTAGTGGTGAGCGGGAAATGCAGGGCACTGCCGGTCTGGGTAATGCTAGTTGGCGTTCCACTGCCGCCACTGGCGGCCCACCTGTAAATATTGTTGGTGTCCTGCGCGACGTAGATCGTCTCCGCCGTGCCGGTGGCCGGAAAGGCCGCGAGACTGGCATACTCGAACACTTCGTCGGGGCCGCCTCCGGTGGAGGGTGATAGCTCGACATACGGGCTCATGTCGGCCACCCCGATGTGAAGCCGGACGGCACTGCATAAACAAAGGCAGTCTGGCCGAAGTTTGCCGTCATCGCGTCATTTGCCAGAGCGCCCGTACCGCCAAACCCAAGCATCGGAGCGCTTGGGAGAGCGCCGCTCCCCAAGCCGCCCGTCCCCGTTGCCGGGTCAGCCGTGCCACTGTTGTTCCAGAGGCCGCCGTTCTTGCGGAACCACGCCGCGCCGGTCGCAAAATCCACCGCCAGGCTGACGACATTGCCCGTGACGATTGCGCCCAGCGCGACGCCGGTATTTGCGTTATTGGCAAAGATCGCCCCACCAAGAAACCCGATAACCGGACCACCCTGACCAACCCCGAATTGAGTGTAAGTAGTAGCTGCGGTCACGACCCCCACACCGTTGTTGTTGCCGTGCATCGCGCCAACAGTTACTTCAAAATAATACTTGCCTGAACTCTTCAGTGCGGTGCTGCGTGCGCCGCCAGCCGTAGCGCTGGTAATATTTCTCGTCGCGGTCAGGTTGCCGTTTGACAGGTTTACCAGCGACGAAGCCCCATCGAGCGTAGCCACCGCTGCCGTCCAGCGATAAATCTTGTTGGTGTCCTGTGCGACGTAGATCAGCCCTGCCGTACCTGTCGCCGGGAACGCGGCGAGGCTGGCGAACTCGATGACGTCGTCCTCGCCGCCGCCTGTGCCCGCTGGCCCTTGCGGACCTGTGGCTCCCGTTGGCCCGGCAGGGCCCGTTGCGCCGGTCGGTCCTGCCGGGCCCGGCACGGTGCTATCGGCACCGGGAGGCCCCGTCGATCCGGTGGGTCCGGTTGGGCCCGTAGCGCCCGGCGTACCCGGAGCGCCTTGCGCGCCGGGCGGCCCCTTGATGTTGGTTTCCGGGTTCCACACGGCGAATTACCTCACGTAGCCGCGCCACGCCCCGCCGCTCCAGCGCCAGACGTCGGCGGTGGTCTCGTCGAGGTACATGTCGCCTTCCACCCGCTCGCCCGGTGGCACCGAGGCGCTGGGAGCCCCTGCGCCGCTGTACCAGCGCGATCCGCGCAGGCCCTGCTCTCCGGGAGGGCCCTGCGCGCCGGTCTCACCCTTGAGCCCCGCAGGGCCGCTGGGGCCCGTCGGATAGGAGGCGGGTCCGAGCGGCCCGGAGCTGACATAGCCGTAGCCGGTCAGGTCCACCCGGCCGCAGGCCAGCATCCGCTGCGGCTGGCCAATCGAGTTTCGGGTGTAGACCTCAACGTTGAACCTGTCGTTCATCACGACCCCGGGCACCGTGGCGATGCCGGAAGCCCCGGTCGGGTCGTTGATCTCGATGTCGTAGGCGTGGACGTAAGGTTGGGTAAATGGGCGAAGAACGAGTTGCGGGTACAGGCTGGCGATGTTGGGGTAGGCGAGGTTGCTTTGCGTCTTGAAGTCGAAGCGGATGTCACCCGGCATCCCCGCCGCCTGCGAGAAGCCGATGGGCACGGGCCCTACCGGGTCGATGTAGATGACGGCTTGGTGCATTATCCTGCCTCCAAGGCTTCGACGCGGACCTTCAGTTCCTTGATGGCGTTGACCAAGGCGTAGATCAGCGGGCCGGTGTCGAGGTTGCGCAAGTCGTTGACGGCTACGCCGTCAATACGGCCGTCGGTTTTTCTAACCATCTCGGACATGACGGTTTCAACTTCCTGTGCGACGAGGCCGACAAACTCTCTATGTTCAACGTTCTTACTGATAGACTGTCCGTCAGCGCCAATATCGTTTCCTTTGTAGGTGTAACGCACCGGACGAAGCGCCGTAACGGCGTCGAGACCAGCCGGGTAATCACCGTGTACGGTCTTAATACGGGCATCTGACGGAACGTCCCAAGGCCCTCCGCCCGGCTTCTGCGCCCAGCCATAAACCCGAAAATTAACCCCAGCGTCGATTGTCACGGCAAGACCAATCGGGATGCCGCTGCCGTCCGTGTAGCCAATCAGCATCGGGCCGGTGGTATCGACCCAGAAGCCCCACGATTGATGCGCAGTCGTATTGTGAACGGCGAACGTCGGTTGGCCTGCGCCTACGACGAGGCACTTATCGACGAATTGCGAGGTACCGGTGGAATAGACCGCGCCGCAGTTGATCGGACCACTGGTCAGGCTCGGCACCGTCAGGGCCCCGGTCATGGTGTCGCCCGTCAGCGCCACGTAATTGTCGTCCACATAGGCTTTGCTAGCAGCGTCGGTCGGATTGACCGGCGGCGGGACCGTAGTGAATTTGGTGTCGGCGTATTGCTTGGTCACCGCGTCCTGCGGATTGACCGGGTCCTGCAGGCCGGTGATCCGCTTCGAATTCCACGGAATGTTCTGGGTGACGATGCTCTGGCCATCGCGGGCGATGCAATTCGATAAGCCCGCCGCGAAGCCGTCGTCCTCGCTGTCGTGGAAATCGGCGCGGATCTTGATGCCGCCCGCCGCGTCGGCGACCCAGTTCCTAACACGTTGAAATACACCTGCGCCGTTGAATGGCATTACATGTAACTCCACAACAAGACAAACGAGAGAACCAGCAGGCAGATGCCCGCAAAGACCAGCCAGCCGATGCCGGGATAGGACGCGCTCACTACATCATGTCCTTGTCGGTGTCGGGCCTCACGGATATGCGCAAGTGGTGGCCCGGGCCCTTGCCCGGCGACGGCGGCAGGCCGAACTGGCCCTTGGGGGCCATCTTGCCTTTCTTCATTTTCGCCGTGTCGGTGTAACCGTCGCCGGTCGCCTCCGAGACGGCTTGGCCCCGTGGGGCCTTCCTGTACTCGGCGGCGACCGACGGCGGCACGTCTGCGGTGG